AAGGTTGGCTGGGATTACCTCATCCAAGCTAGCCTTTCTTGCATTGACTCACAGTAAAGATTTGGAAAGTTTGATGTACAGGCAGCTCATTCCAGGAGCGCTGTCATTAAATGAGGAAGCTGCGATGGCTTGGAGTGGAGCATATTCAGCTAGTAGCTGGTGCAATTGGTTGTTGGGCAGGGTCACTGTTGTAAGTGTACTCTGTCACATGGCTGTGCTAATCGACAGGCTTAACGGCTCACAAACTGCCAACACGATGGGACGTGCTGGTGAGGTTTATGGTAAATATGAGAGATTTGTCCAAGGAGTTGCGGTGAGGATTGTAAAATCCTTAGCGTGGCCGGCAAGGTCACTCATAAGTGCGACTTTGGGTCGTAGATTACGTGAGTTGTGGTTTGTTGTTAGCATGCGCAAGTTGCTGGAGCAGCGACAAGGTTTGATTGGTGTTGTTAAATATGCCTTAGGTTTGTTGGCAATTAGGTTTGGTTTGAAGGGTGTGATAAGAGTTTGTAGTTCAAGATTACTAATGGGTAAACTTGATGATAAGCAAGCACTTATACCATCAGGTGTTTTAAACCAACCTGCTAACTTGCTGGGTGTTATATCGGAGGAGTTATTGAAGAGGTCACATTATAGTGCTGTTTATGGTGTGATGCTTGCTGAAGCTATACGATGTAAGTTTGACAGCAGATATTGGCTTACTGCTAGTATGCACGCAGTCACAGCTAGGTTCCTTCCCCTGGGACCTGCGGTGCTGGTGCATTACCTATACAATTGCCTAGCCAGGTACTCAGGTGCATTACGTTCTGAACGTGTTGCAATTGTGGACCGAGGTGAGTGTAGTGAGGTTAGTAGTGTCAATCAGTGCGTGGACGCATACGAACTTCGTTCTAATGAGCCCACAGCTAAGCACTGCAAGCTGACCATGCCAAATGGAGGTGACGCGCACAAGCGCTGTGCGTGTGTGGAGCCAAAAACATCGATTCATTTTTCCGCATTGCGTGTGGAATCGGTGGAGGTGAGGTGTCATCGCATGTGTTTGTGTAACGAAAGAGCAGCTATTTGCTCTCGTGTCACAAGCAGGTGTACGCCTTACAATCCAAAATGGGCTGAGATGTGGTCCAAATCAAGGTTGATGCCTATGGTATCTTGTCCAGACTTTGATAAGTGGCTAAACCATTTACCAAGTAGAGCTCGCGGTCTTATTAAGAACGCTAAATCGATTGGTATTAGTTCAGGCAAAGAACTAGTCATAAAGGCTTTTGTGAAGAGAGAAAAGCATGTTGAGATGGTTGATGGCATAACAACAAAGACCGACAGAGTACCTAGGTTGATTCAGGGTAGGTCTATAGCTGTGAAGATTGACACAGGACCATTCACGTGGAAGTATGGGCAAATACTTAAACGTGTTTATGGTGATGAGTCAAACTTCGTATACACTGGAGGCATGAGTTCAGAGCAAATTGGTGATTGCTTTGAGATGATTCCAGTTCGTGTATCAGTTTCAGACGCCTGTTGGCACGCCATTGATTGTAAAAGATTTGATAGGAGTATTGGACCTTCACCGTTAAAATGCTTGTACCTAGAGTACAAGTCGGTTGGGGCTCCTCTCGAAACTTTGCAAGCTTTCAAATTTCGCCACGGTGTACAGAAAGGGTGTACTCAAAATGGCATACGTTATAAACGAAGAGCGCAAGTTAACTCTGGTGATGGTGACACTTCTGCTGGTAACAGTAGGATTCACCTTGTTTTACTAGAGTCTTGCCCCAAAGTGTACGGGGCACTTGTGCATGGTGATGATGCTGTTGTTTATACGGATGACATTGAGTCTGTACTAAAATGGTATAGAGGAGGTAATCTTGACCCGGTGCTAGCACCGGATATAGATTTTTGCAGTGGGTTGTTTTATCCCACTGCTGATGGTGTAGTTTTGGGACCTAAAGTGGGTCGCGTGTTGGCAAAGACTTTCCAGTCATTGAATAAGTTCAGTGACTATGACCCTTGGTTGAGGGGAACTTTGCTTAGCATCCGCGCTTCCTGTTCATTTGTCCCAATTCTCCGCGTGGTTGTGGAGACTTTGCTTAACCGTGTTGGTCATGGCAAGGTACACCGCAGCCGCAGTTACGAATACAAATCCATGGCAAATCGTTGTCATGAGTGTTGTGAAGACACCTTCGTGTTCTTTGAGCAGCGGTATGGACTTTCTGAGTCTGACTGCTTGTTTTATGAGAACATGCTTCGCAATACTATTGAAATTGGTCATGTTTTACACGACCAGGTTTTCATAGATATTGTAAAACGTGACTTGCTTTAACAGCACTGGGGTTCGCTTAGCGACGATTTCCCGGAACTGTTAGCAACTTGTGTGCAACCAGTGAAAGGTCTGGTTCCCAAACCCTAATCCGCACTTAATAAACTACGGTGTGAAAGGAGGCTGCGCTCCTTGGGTGATTAGCATACGGTAGGCCATGATAATATGCC